TCTGTGACCTGTGCCAATGTAGCATCTGTGCCAAATACATTTTTGTAAACGTGCTTGATGAATGTTTCATTGCTGACACCGCCAGCATCTGTTTTATAAACATCTGTAGCCAAAAGTGCTTCTGCTAGTTGTTTAGTTGTCCACCCTGCGTCAGCAAGATAGATACCAATACCTTGGAAGCCGGCAGTGACGTCATTTTCACCAAGTGCGGCTGCCAATAATGCATAGACATCTCCTGCGCGGCCATCAGCGTCAAATGCAAAGGCTTTGTCGTCAAAAACTACTCGGTCATGATCTGCTAGATTAAAAGTTACGTTAGTAGCCACTGTGCTAACAGCAGTGATACTATCATCTGTTTTTGTGATAGTGTAGTCTGTGCTATTACCAATCAGTGTATAGGTATCAGTATTGTCCGTACCAGTAACATCAACTTGAACATCAACTGTGCCGTCACCGATGCGACCTGTACCTACTACACCAAACGTAGCAACTTTACCAGCAGCGCCAACTGTGGCCACAGTAACAATTAGATTGTTAGCCACAGTACCACCCAATGCTGTTCCAGCAAGAGTAATAGTGTCGCCTGCTAAGTAACCTGTACCGGCACTTGCGGCTAGGCTGTCAAGAACTACAGAGTACACTCCATTAGTTTTGGTAACGTCAAATGTAGCGCCATCTCCCGATCCGCCTGTAATTCCTGTTACATTTTGATAAGTCGCATTGATTGCTTTATCTTTAATTGTGATTGTTGTTGTCATACGTTTTCCTTTCTAATAATATGATCTTACAATTATACATAGACTTTCAAACAAAACATGTGCGTGTACGCACAACTTCGATGCGAAATATTGAAGATATAGCCAAAAGAAAAGCACCCGAAGGTGCTTTCTGCTATTTTGGATGACAAGGTATAACTACCTCGGAGTTGCAGTTTCTTAGGCTGCTAGGACGAATCTACCTTCATTGGCAGCACCGCGAACGGTATTACCTGTGAAGTTTAGTGCGCCAAACTCAAATGTATCAGCGTTTGCTTTTACTTTTTTTGCTTCTTCGGCCGAGTTCCCCCAACCCTACGGTTTCTGCTTTACCGTGTTGCCGTCTCTATTATCTCACCCTGTCGAAACCATGGCAGGCCCATCAAAAAAAGTCTTTCTTTGCTTGTTCCTGATCTTCATCAAACTTTGTCCAATCATATGTTGCTAATGCATAAGCCCAGTGGCAAACACAATAAACAATAAAAATCAGCAATAATATGTTAAGCATAAAACCTTTTTTGGTGGACCTGGCGGGAGTCGAACCCGCGTCCAGAATGCCTTCACTTTGAAGGGATTACAACAATTCCTTAAAAAACAAAATGTATTACTAGAAATGTAACAATTAAAATTGCTACAATAAATTCATACGCTTTCATTTTTATTCCTTACAATTAAGCAGGCTGAATGTTGCTAGCCTGCTCTCCCTTTGGTCCTACAGTGATATCAAATCTTACACTTTGTCCTTCTTGTAATGATTTGAAACCTCCTGTTTGGATTTGAGAGAAGTGAGCAAATAAATCATTGCCGCCATTGTCCGGTGTAATGAAACCAAAACCCTTGGCGTCGTTGAACCATTTTACTTTTCCTGTTGCCATTTTACTTTTCCTTTGTGTTGTATATTACTGATCTGCCAATTTCATCTAACGGTACTAACACAAAGGTTACTGCCTGTCTCAATTACTCTATCTAACAAAATCTTCATATATGCTATTTAAGCATCTTTAAGCAGAGATGTCAATATCTATAATTTCAAATTGTTAATATGATCACCAAATTCGCCTTTGGGGAACACATTAAAGGCCAAACTGTACCTAATGTTATTTGATTGGTTTTCTGTGACAGAATGGTACAATAGGCTAGGAAACAGAACAATATCTCCGGGTTGGGGGTATATTCCCCAAGCATCGGCATTAAAAACATTTAACTTATCTTGTCTGTTGTGCTTTTGATAGTTAAATCCTATTTCTATAGTATCAGTCCAAAGATTGTAATAACTTTTGTCTTTTTGGAAAACTATAGCACCGCTTTGATCATCAACCTCTGGATAATATACTCCGCTGATAATACTATTTGAATGTCTGTGAGAACCGGCAAAATCATTCTTGCTGTGTTGATTTACCCAACTGTTCTGTATTTCAAAAGATAATTGATCATCACAGTCTAAGACTTCGTGCATAAAATGGTCAATGTGAGATTGTATTTTTTCTCTAAGATTTTTTAATTCTACAAGATCTAAAATCCGTTTATTTACAGTGTAATTGCCGTTGTCAGCCGGCATGCGCAAGAACTCTTGTTTTTTAATAAACTCTATTTCTTGATTATCTTTTCCTATGTTTGCTTGATATAATGGGATAGCAAACAATGGTGTAAGATTATGTTTCATAATGTCAGTTCGCTGTTTCCGCCCTTACCAAACACGCCTTTAGGAAACACGTTGAATGCCAGGCTGTATCTGACGATATCTGATTCATTGATTAAAACGCTATGTGCCAGAATACTGGGAAATATTAATATATCATTTTGAGCAGGAATAAAGACACTAGCATCTGTAGTAAAATCTGTAATGTCGTCAAAGTCAATTCTTATAGTATCGTGCCATAACGGTTTGTAAGACGGCTCTTTGTGAAAGGCCAATCCTCCAGATTTTTCGTCTACGTTAAGATACATAACACCACTGATTAGACTATTAGCATGAGTGTGCATTGAACTGTAACCGCCCTTAACTACTTCGTTAACCCACGATGTGGTAATCTGCCACGAAATATCTTTTTGACAGGCTAGTACTTCAAATGCAAATGTGTTTACGTGATTTTGAATTTGTTTTTTTAATCCGGCAAACTGTGGAAGATCTAGTATATGACGTTCTTTGGTTTCTTTGTGAGTGATAATGTCACCGCGATACTTGTCATTGGTTTCCCATTCAAACCCATTAGTCAACTTATGATACGTCAGTGTATCAACATTTACTTTACTTCTATATACTGGAGTAGGAAATAATTTATGTACAGTATAGTTTACTTCAGCCATCCAATCCTCTTACCTTCTGCTTTGCGGCGATCGTGTTCTTCTACTGAATTTGGGAAGCGCCATGCCCATACAGCCACTAGAGCCATAAACACTGCGGTAGATAAAATTCCTATAGGTTTCACACCTGTGAAAAACATAATACACAAACTCAATGTCATCATACCTAACATTAGGTAACGCATCTTTTGTGGGAATACACGTCTTTCATTCCAATTAGTTAAGAACGGCCCAAATATCTTATGATTGTAGATCCAACGATGCATACGCTCACTTCCCTTGCTAAAACAATAGGCAGCAAATACTACAAAGATACTGTAGGGTATGCCGGGGGTGATGATTCCAATATAGGCCATGCCTAAACTTAAGAATCCTAAAATGTTCCAAAATAATTTTTTCATATTAACCTGCTATAACATTACCGCTGCCCGAAGCAGCATGACCGCAGGTGGCAGAGTCGCCTGCACGACAAATAGAAATACCATTGGCTTTAACTGTGCCACTGCTGCCGCTCATCACAGGTCCCGAGTGCGGTGCTCGACCGTGTCCTGCTACTGCTGCGCCTTTTACGGCGATTGGTGAACCATTGGCAAAGACTGTAGGGGCAAGGTTACCGACAATAGTGCCACCTGCTTTATCTGTTCCTACTCTGCTGACTCCTGGCATGATTAACCTGCAATAGCGATACCTGTGGTACCCTGAGTATATTGATTGGCAAACTCTTGTTCAGTGGTAGTGATAGCCATCACTGCTGATTTATTGATTACGATATCTTTTTCGTGATCTACAGTAAACAAAAATGGAATCATTCCTAGTCCTTTTGGACCGGCATTTAGAGATAGAGGTTTTGAAATCTTAAATCCTACAGCAGTCTCTTCAACTAATTTGGCCATGATTTCTTCACCATTGATTAATTTCATAGTTACTACTGATCCGACACTTAATCCTTTGTCTATTAACATATGTTGTCCTATTTTGAAATATTTATGTTATGGGAATTATGGGGGTGATTTTTTTAATTTTGCCTTTAGATGGCTCTACGCTAAATCTTTCCGGATTAGACCAATCGCCCTGACCCTGCCACTCATATTCGAAAGATAGATCGACTGTGGAATTTAGGAATTTTTCTTCTTCTAGTAAGGCATGAAATTCTTCATGAGATCGGCCCTCATCTCCCCAACTTGGTTTGGCTAATTTTCTAGCCCTCTTTGCGTTGTTGGTTTCAACTCTAGAATAGTCTTGTGCAAAAAAAGGTCTTCTAGGAGTAAGCGGATCAGGGGGGTCTATTAAACTTTCAGGCTGCTTAAATTTAAACGTAAAATGTGCTTGCCATAGACCCTGTTCGTCTATTTCAAATTTTTGTTTAGCCCAAAACGGTCCGGCATTTCGATCTCCAAATTCTTTCATATCTAGATCTTCATCAAAGATCACTTCAATATCATAAGCACCACGTGTTCTCCATAGCATTCGGAACAACACAAACATTTCATTGACCAAGGTGTCAGCAAAAGGGTTGATATCGGATTTAATAATATTGTAATCAAATTGTTCGTATTCTATTTCTTTAATAGTTTTACGATTTTTCCAATTCAACTTATAGTGTAATCTAGGAAGGTTGGGTCTATGAGATATTGCGATATCAGTTTCGCTGACTAAATTCTGTAAGAATATAGCAAAAGATTTTACTCTAGACAATACATGCAATTTACCAAGTTTAAAATCTTTGGTAATCCATGTGTCCATGTATTTGTGATCAAGTAAATTAAATTTTGCTGGGTTCTGCCCTGCAATAGTTGATACAGAAAGACCAAATCCAAACCCTGGAGAAATATCAACAATACCATTATTTCTATTACGCCATATGAATGTCATAGTATCTGCAAAATCTTGATAGTCCTCTGTAGGGAATCCTACAATCCAATTAGTATGTGCTTTTATTCCTACAGCAGATCCATCCCTAAAATTCTGTTCCATATCGGCTGTGGTAGTACCTTTGGCGATATCGTCTAGCACTCGTTGGCTGGCAGATTCGCATCCATAACTCAACATGAAACATCCGCTGTCTGCTAGATCTTTATAATAGTCTGCATCCATCCTTCCGTCATTGCGGCAATATCCTACCCATTTTATTTTGATACCTTTAGCGATTATTCCTTTAGCAAACGCTCTTAATTCGTTAAGATTACCGTTAACAAGACTGTCTAGAAACCATACAACATCTGTGCCTTTAGTATAATACAGTGTTTCTATCTCTTGTATAACGTCTACTGCTTGACGCTGTCTGTATTTCCAGAAATGTGTTTCTTCACAGAAGGTACATTTAGCAGTACATCCTCTGCTGAGTTCGCTATTGATACCGTTAGGTACAGCATATTCGTTAAAATCTATATCGCTGTAATCTGGTAGAGGAAGACTGTTGAGATTAAGTCTCTGTTCTTCGGGTTGATAACGCAATCTATATTCAGCATTAATATTTCCGTTTTCTATTTCTTCTAATATTTCTAGAATCAATAGTTCTCCCTCTCCTGCAACACCAAAATCAAAAATTTCATCTACTATTGGTCTTGCCTGCATATGTGGGCCGCCAACTACGATTTTGATATCAGGGAGTTCTTTTCTTAGTTCTGCTGCCATCCACTTCACTGATTCAAAATTACAATAGTAGATGGTAAAGCCTATAACATCAGGCTTAAATTTTTTAATTTCTTCTATTTGTTGTCTATAAAACGGTTCTAGGTGTTGATGAATATTTTTATAGTAGTCGTCCCCTACCCAACACCAATCTCTAGGTCCGCTCCAAGGATCGAAATCTATCTTTTTTTCTAAATTATTTTTATAATAATTCCAAGATTTAACATTTAAATCTATACATTTAGAATCGTATCCTGATTCCTTAACCACAGAATTTAATCTAGCGAGGTTATAAGGAGGAAAGTTTGTGGCCCACTCTGGCATCAATATAAAACATACTTTGGTATTTTTTGTTGATTTAGATATCTTAACTTCTGTTAAGTTTGACTGGACTTTTAATTTTGCGTAAGGAGCAATGGCATCAAGCATGGCCTGATGCTTGTCGTGATCATTGACTGCCCTTACTGGTTTTTGTTTGTTTTTCTTGTGAAACTCGCTGAACCATCCCATAGATTACGGTTAAAGACTTCCGTCTCCTTGATCAAAGAATTTTTTTAGTTCTGTAAATCCACCGATCAATTTATCATCTAGAAAAATCTGTGGGACTGTTCTTGCATTCGGTACCGCTTCTAATAATTCTTCTCTGGTATAACCGTCGCCTATCTTGCGCTCTTCAAATTGAATGCCCTTCTGTGATAACAATGCTTTTGCTTGATCACAATAGGGGCAGTGATACTTGCTCCATACAACCGCTCTCATTTTTTTCCTTTCTATGCTGAATAAACTACTTTACCTTTGCTGTCAACTACTCTAACTAACAAAGCACCGGCACGTTTTTTTCTTAGTGCTTCTGCTATAGCCGCAGATTCATTACCAAAAGAACTAGCATTCTTCCATGAATCAAAAGGGCTACGCATTTTATACTGTGCTTTGTAGTTCATAATTATATAGTCGGCAAAGCCTCATAATCAATATTTTCACTCATCACACCAATAACATAATTAGTGCTTTCGCTTTCTTGCAAAGCAGTCTGTTTCTTACTGGTGTCACTGTGCTTGTTAAACCAGGGTATTGGAGTAGACTTTGGTGCAGGATTATTATATTTAATTCCAATTTCTTTTAGAGCCACTGCGGCTGTATAATCAACAAAGTCTCTTAGAATATTGGCATTCAATCCAATAACTGGACCTTTCTTAAACAGATAGTCGGCCCATTCTTTTTCTTCACGAATCACATCTGTATACATTTGATATACTTCTGCTTCACACTCTGCTTTAGCCCGAGCAAATCGTTCATCTTCTTTGACTACTTGATTAATCATCCAAGCAGTCCAACCTTTGTGTAACAACTCGTCTTGTAGAATTAAACTGATAATATTGCCATTGCCAATAAAGATCTTGTTCTCTACCATTGCTAATGATGTAGCAAATGATACCATAAAGCGAAATGCTTCTAGTCCGTAACTGGCATTAAGGGCTAACCAGATGGCTTTGATATGTTCGTGTTCAGCAAACTTTTCACCTAGTTCCTTACGACAGTTGATCATGTGCAATTTTTCATAATACAGTCCTATACTAGATGCCATATCCACGATAGGTTGTGTATCGTGAATGGTATTGAACACTTCCTTAGGCACGTTATAAATGTTGCGGATAATATGACTGTAACTACGACTGTGTATATTTGTTTCAAAGAATGTCCAGTTATAGACTAGTGCTTCTAATTCTGGAAGACTCACGACCGGAGTAAAGATTTGACTTGGGCCGCGACCTTGCAGACTGTCAAGAGCAGTTTGCCTAAGTAGGTTGCTAGTGAAGATATGTTTAACTGCATCGCTGGCTTCCTTAAAATCATTTGCATCTTTGGCTAGACTGATTTCTTCAGGAACCCAAAAGAATCCACGTGCGGTAGTTTCAAAGTCTGCAACTTTTTTATATTTTACTTCTTCAAATCGTTGAATGGTAACAGGTCCTGCAGGATCTAGAAACATCTTACGATTAAGATAGTCTGTGTTTTGTGTTAAATTGTATTGTTCTAAACTCATAGTTTACATGCCTCGCAGTCATCGTCTAATAGTTGTTCTGGTTCGATATGATATCCATTGCTTTGTTCATGATATCCATTGCTATGGGTAATCTCTTCTTGTTTGGCTCCTGCCTT